CTTTTAACTACCCGCGTCCCCCTATGTTCCGTACGTCGTGCCGGATTGCCTTTCGGCGGGGTAACTTACCTAACGTGGCTTTTATACGTCCAAGCAGTACGGCTCACATATCATTGCCCTGTGAGCTCGGGGTCATTGCTTTTATGAGTCCAAGCAGTACCTTTCCCCGTTTATCTGTGCCCTCCAGGGTAGGGGTCATGTTTACCTACGAACCCAATCGGGGATGTTACCGTAGACGTAGCCATCAGTTCTGACAAGCCACTCTCTCGGTATAGGCGGGATGGTCAAATTCTCGCCGTCCGCAAACCTGCTATAAGAGTCCTCAAGAAAGTGTTGGTGGGCAATGTCGATACCGGATCTGAGCACGACGGACACTCTCGCTGCAGATGAGATATTTACGAGCGGTCTCTTGGCATTGACGCTAAGGCTAGCGTCTTGGAGAATAAACCTCTCTTTCTTCACAGCATGGAGCGCTCGCTTACGCTGTGAGAAGCTGAGGAGGGGCTCTGTGAGGCGAATAAGATGGTAGCAGAGCGGCCCGAGGACGGGAGTTGCGGAGTCAGTATGGTAATAACTGCACGCCTTGGCGTAGATGAGCGGAATGGACTTGACATTGCTGACAGAGGTGTGGAATTTGTCAAGTGCGCGGAGGAGGTCAGCATGGTCCTTGAGCTGGCTGGCGTCATAGTACAAGTGCCTGCCACAGAATGAGACTGAGTCCATCGTAGGTCTCCTGTCAATTTTAACTGTGAACCCTAGGCAATTTAATACTGCAAGATTCGCCATCACCTGATCTTCGAACCCCTTTGCTACTCCTATTATCCCGTCATCCCCTTCGTGTACAGACTCCCAGGCACCTTCAGGTAGTGGGTTTAAAGCAAACCATGTGTTAAACCTGTTGACTATGCCATTGCCAATTGAAGTGTGAGCATCGCCTGAACACCTCGTGCCGCTGACTTCGTACCTGAGACCGTAGGAACTGACTCCGTCTTGTGTTCTTGCAAGGGTGAGGGCTTTCCAGAACAAGGGGTGGTCCGGGCCGGGGAAGGCCACACCGAGACACAGGTCTTGCACCTGCTCAAGTATTTGCTGACTCATGTGCCGGTCAAACCGGGTATAGTCTGTCTCGATGTAGCTGGCAAAATGGCCAAGCCGGCTATTGATGACGTCGGGCTTGGCGTTGGTGTCCAGCCCCTTGACGAGCCAAGACGCGCCAATACGCTTCGTCTGCCCTCTGCTGTCTTCCACGCTCTCTGAGGTTGTGTCCCTCGGCAGCGTTCTGGGGTGGACCAACGCGTGCTCTACCGCGCTGATATAAGGGCCTATTATTGATAGGAAATGGTCCGACCTGGGGGATATGTTGCGCGGGTCTACCATCTTCTGGCTGACCTCGTTCTTGAGGAAACACTTGACCAGCGCGTCCTTCTTGACCAGGCCCCACAAGTGTTCGGATTCCATCCTGGCCAATTTCAATTCTTCCTGCCGGCCGGCGGGGTACCGCGTAACCCACTCCTCGAATGGTAACGGGAGTATAGGCTGCCCATCGGTTGTTTGCAGCTCCTGCCTGAGGTGCGTATCGAAGAAGGCGGACGCGCATTCGGTTAAAGGGGTCCACCCCGAGTTGAGCGGCGTTGTCACCTGCCGCAACTCGCAGGGCCCATCTGACGGCCTCTGGAACCTCATCGGGTCTGACACCCGAGAGAGCAGCGAGTAACTGCACTGTGAGCAGGAGGTGCTCCCTGCGGGGCACGAATGTTCCGAGGCGTACGGTGACCTGATAGGCAAATTCGTGGTAGAAAAAGTCAAATTGCCCTCTTCGATGGGGTTCCTCGGCAGCTGAGAAGCCAAATGCATTTCCAAACAGTGCATCGGGAGGAAGAGCGGCGAGATATTGCGGAAATCTTTCAAATCGCATGAAGCCGGCGCAATCAAGTACAGGTCCCGGTGTTCCGTCTTCAAAGTGCTCTTCGCACGGATGGTCCACGCATTCAGCTCGGCGTTCGTTGGTATCCTCTGCATCACCTCGAACTCCACCTGGGCGTTGTCCTCCCCCCGCCCGCCCCGCATCCTCAATATCGTGTCCTGGATTCGGTCCATCGACCAGGGGTGGTTGAACTCGTTCGGGAGCGCGAGGCAGAAACTCGGGTGCATCTGGCCTGAGATTGAAGGGTTCGGCGAGGGGACGGGGTTGAGCACGCGCGTTTCCATGCTCGCCAGGACGTTCTGCCTGTTCTTGAGCGGCACCGTCGTCAGCCCCTCCGTCAGCGCCGGCATTATCTGGCGGGGGGCGCCCTCGAAAGCGATCAGCCACGGCTTGGGTGATTTCCGTGGCATTTTCGATGTTGGCATGGATCTCATAACCAGGTACAGTGATGGCTCTGCCTAAGGTGACAGTGCTAAGCCACTTATCTACCCAAGCCACTGACGTTCTCCAAGGCTGGCTCCATACTCCGCGAATGAATCTGCGTGCGCGTACTCTCATGCTGAGCCACCGCCTCTGACCCTCGAGGTCGGCGGACGTGATGACGCCTTTCTCCTCGCGCAGCGCCAGAACTCTCTCATCTGCCATGTATGATACGTGAGCGCGAATGACAGCAATATGAGTGAGGAGTTCCCGGTTTTCGGCGCTAAGTCTGGCATGGACGAAGTTGGTTACGTGTTGCTCGTACCTGTCGTCGTGCGCCAGTGCCAACCTCTCAGCAGATGACGTAATGATATTTGCGGGGCAGACGGCTATCTTCCTCTGGTGATCATCATAATACGCAAATTTAGTAGTCTCCCCAACTATAGGCTTGGCGTACACGTTCACGCCGTTAACACGCAACCGGGTCGTGGGTAAAATCCCTTCCCTCTTGAGCTGGGTGGAGTCAGAGGTGCTGTACTGCCCCTCTGCCGGCACGCAGAGGATGACCTGACAGTCGGGCGCTTTGTGGACTCTCACGTAGCTGAATGCGCCGCCCGGCCCTGCACATGTGCCTTCTGCTTTCCATAGGTTGTGCCCATGGAAGTACGGTGTACCGTCATCGGTGGTCATGCGGATCGTTCCGTGGTCATTGGCCCAGCTGGCCTCGGAGTACACGATATTACCCTCCTCATCACGGAGGGATGCGAACTCTCCGGTAGTGCCTGGCCCCCCAAACTGATGGTTGATGATAAATGTTGGTCCGGTAATGACCTTAGTCAATTCGTCAGGGGTGAGATAGTAGTCGACATGGGAGAGTATGGCAGCAGGGATATTTCTCCTCTCGGGGCAATACTGACCAGGCTTACGACAGTTCTCAAAGACGTGCTGTTGGTCCTTGTATTCTCTCAAGATATCGGCAGGCTGGTTGACGGCAGAGCATATATGTTTGATTGCCGCCAGCTCTGGGAATCTTGTCCTTGAACCACCCACATCTCTGACTCGGTCGTAGCCGGCGTGGGTGAGAGCATCAAAGCATTCCGCTTCAAGGATTCGTCTTTGACTTGCCAGGCGTCTGTGTTGGCCCCGAACAACTTGAGCGTAACGTTCACCACAATTTGCCTCGAATGCGTCCTTCAGGTTGTTGATATCCATGCGTGGTTGTTGGGGCACAGAAACATAAACGAACCTTGCGCGACTGCGTATGACGGTGAGCGTGGTGATGAGTCCGGCGACCACGAGCCCCGCTGTGGTGGTACACGTGATGTAGATGAGCCAGGCAATAGCGGCACCCAAAGCTGCAGCTGGTGATAGAACACTCAACAGGATGAAAGCTGCGAGTGCTTCAGTCGGCACGCTTTTAGGCAAGATGTCTCCAACAGTGTAGAGGGTGAGTTGTTGATGGTTAGCCCGGCCCTTAACAAGTAGCAGGAGGGTGGGTGAAAAGACCCTCTCAGTGACATCGAGAAACTGTGCTGACTTGCCCGCCCAATTAGGGGCTGAATTTTGAATGGTGTAGATGCCAGGTGCCGGGTTTGCAACGATGACGACTGCATGGTTTACGGCGAGGTGCGGGATGTCGTACACACCAGGGTTGTCAAACATGGTCGGCTCGGAGGTGACATAAGCACTGACGGGACCGTGCGTGAGCGCTTTGGGCAGATCTGACTTAGAGACCCTCTCGAAATGCCATTCGAGGTTGATGGGGCGGCACTGATAGTCATAGATGGCAACTCCGGTGGGGGTCTCGATGTCTATAACCCAGCCAGGTGCATCTCCCCCTTTGAGACACCGTTGGGTATTGTAAGGGTCGGTCCAGACTCCAGTCATTTGGTAAACGAGCCTGGTGGCGGTAAGCGACCAGCAGACGTTGGTATCCCCCTGATCGAAGTAGTCCAACAGGTAGTCAGGTGTGTTAGGTCCCACGGTAGGAACCCACTTTGGGACATGAGAATGTGTTGCCTCCTGGGCAAACTTAACTATCTCATTGTAAATAGAGAAGTGATGAGTATTTCCGTAGGGCACGTGCAGCGGGCCTTTTAAGGGCGACGACTTACGCATTAAGCAGGCATGGTGGGCGTTCAAGCATTCGTTGGTAGGCCAGACTGCGCAGAAGGCATCATCCTGAATTTCGCAGGGTTCGAAATGGTATTCGACCCATGGCGAGAGGAGATAAGCCCAGAGCAGCACAGTCGCCACACGCGAGATCACCATGGCTACGTGGTTGCCTGATTTCTACAACTGAATTGATAGGCTTGCTTGCTCGTGGATTGAGATGAATTTGCCGCCCCA